CTGCATCAAAGTCTTCGTAGAAATAATCATCGGCGAGTTCATAAAGATTGCCATTTTCGCATGAACCAGTGATGATCTTATTGTTGAACCAAACAGCAAACTGAGGCATGTAAGGCTTGTTCTTACCTGTGTAGAAATTTCTTGATGATCTTACGTGCCATTCGCCAGTAGAAATATCAAAGCAGTAAGTTTCATTCTTAATTGAGAAAATATAGAATGAATGGTTGTTCTTTGAATATGTCCAAGCACGAACGCCTGTAACGTCATTTTCATTAAGGATTCTATCCAACCACAAAGGAGAGATTTTCTGAACGTTAGTGTCATCAATTCTCAAAATGCACTTTGCGTTTGACTTACCCGTACCAATGCAGAGCTGCGTATGATTGATTGACGCAATAGAATAAGGTGCTTCAAGACCTTGCTCCTTATTGATAGTGTATGAGGTTCGCTGCCAAGTCTGATAAGATTCTGCGTCACCTCTTTGCCAGAATTCTATTGAAGATGGACCAAACAAAGTAAGCAATGCGCCAACTGACGTAACAGCGATGGTCTTATCTGAAGAAGATTCACCGTTGAAGTATTGCTGTACGCCATAGTCATCAAGGAAGCAATAGACACCTGAGTCAACTTCTTTCATTTGGACTGTAATGCCATCTGCTTCATACTGTACTGTGCCATTCACAATGTCAAATACTTTACGAACTTTCTTGCTGAGAGGATATGGAACAGAGTAATACACATAGCCAGATCCTAGGTCATTCAATACGATAGAACCTGAAACTACAGCGATGTGAGAAGGCTTAATGTAGCTGCTTTCTTCGTCAATTCTCTTTGGAAGAGTAATCTCAACAGTCTCGCCGACCTTAAGATCATAACCATAGATAGACTGTCCATCAACCCACAAAAGAATTGCTCTCTCACCACCAGATTCAGCAAACTCAACAGTATTGCCCAATGCATACTCGCCAATGACTTCTGTGTTGTTTGCTTTGTCAATCTTGATGATCTGACCATTGAAAGCAACAAACATGCAAGGAGAATAGTTCATTGTCTTTAGACCAGTAGTCGGCACATAGATACCATCGCATTGCTTACCTTGTCCTAGATTCATAATGTACTTAATACCCGGACAGCTCTGCATAAAGGTACGCAAATCTTTATTTTCAGGTCCGTCTACGTTGCGTTCAGTGAACATATTACGAGAGATTGCCGAACCTTCAATGTTCGGACAATCAGTCTTGGCTGTACCACCAACCCATGAATATGTAATCTTTGCTTGAGGCATTTTAACTCCATTGAACTGGTGAGAATCCATTATAGTAGTTGTCCATGTATGAACCGTTGTTGCTGAAATCGTATGTCATTGGACGATTAGCTTGGTTGGTTCTCTTCAATAGACGAACTGAATTATCAAATTCATTCTCAAAGGTTTCCTTCAAGTCCATCAACTTATAGCGAAGACAAAGCTCAGCACAGAGACCTTCTTCTAGCATTGTCTCATAGATGTTGCTGAAATAAAGAGTATCTTCAATCTTAATATTTGGAATCTGTTCAAGATATGTTACTCTAAGTTTTGCTGGTGTTCTAGCATTCGTTTCAATCTTGAAGTAAGTGACTGTGTTGCCGCGTTCTTCAGCTTGAATTGGATTTACTCTAATGTTTTCTGTCTCGACAGTGTATTCCGTTGCAAGACCAACCTTTGGATAAGAGTCAATTCTCATCTTATCTGCAGGATAGAGCTGAACGAAACGATTAGCAATCCATCTTCCTAACCCAAGAACTCTGTCTGGCAAAATGTCAACGAATTTTGTTGGCCAAAGAGCTTTCATTGACGCATTCCATTCATCAGTGGTATGGAATTCTTTCTGACCAAGAGTAAATGAACATACTGAATAAAAATTCTTGCCATCGTTCGGCGTAATGATATGACAGATGTCACCAACTTCATGTTCATTCAATGTAGCGAGCATTGTGGCGTAGTCAGCATACTCAAACCAGTTATTAGGCTTGACTGCAAATGTAATGATATCTGAAACATTTACATCAACAGTCTTAACGTCTTGAAGAATCAGATTTTGCTGATTGAGTTTAGCAATGACTGACTTAAGATCTTCGAGAGCATTGATAGCATAGTCACCTTCGGCGTACTGTCCGTCGCCAATCAAGGAACATTTTCTCAAAGCGCCATTGATAAGTGTGTTCACGTTTATAGACATTGGATCTTTCCTCCTAAAACTATTTATTTAAAGACAAAAAGACCGGGAAGGAAAATCCAACCCGGTCTATGGAGAACAAATATTCTCAATTACTTCTTAAAGTAAACAGTAACTGCTTCACGAGGTTCTGGAAGAGTGAATGCATACGGTGCATCCAAACGGCCGAGAACAGTCATGTTAGTACCGTTACCGTACTGCGACATCTTAATAGAGATACCGTCTACAGTTTCAGTAGCGTTTTCAGATCCCGGAAGATCATCAAACTTGTAGGTATCAACACCAAGTGCCTTCTGCGTACGAACCTGTCCAACGAAGTACTTGTCGCCTTCGTTAAGGATTGGGGTAAGAGTCAAAGCAGAGGTTCCGCTAGCGACCCAAGCGTTCGGGTTACCAAATGCCTGGCCATCAACAGTGATACGGAGTTCAGGAATCTTACCGTCCTTATCAACGATGATTGCGTAATCCTGTTCGGTCTGAATACCATCCTTGCCAACGACCTTAAGTCCTTCGGCAGAGAATGCCCAACCAGCCTTAAGACCAGTACCAGAAACAGAGGTAATCGGCTTAAATCCCTTGCCAGATACATCAGTCAAAGTAACAGATGCATTAGCTGCGGAAATGTTAGTTGCGTCAACAACTGGAAGGTTTGCTTCATTGATAACAGCTGCACCAGCATACTGTCCAAGATATGCGTCAGCATAGATCTTGCGCTGGATGTCATCAGGAATGAAGTTTGCGAGACCACCGTTGGCGATCTTACCTGCAACAGTTGGCTTCACGAAAGCAACCTTAGTACCTGCAACCTTTGCTTCGTCAAGAGCCATAGAAGCATCTGACAAAGTAGCGAAGTTAGCAGAACCAACAACTGCCTGAGCTGCCTTAAACACAGTGGTATCAATAGCAGCCTTGTCAAGAGACTGTGCCAAAAGAACTGCCTTCGGCTTTACGATTTCCTTCTTGAAATCTTCAATATCAGTCAACTTGTTCCAAACGTTAACTTCGAAAGAAGTATTCTTGTTTTCGAGAGTTACTGGAACTTCAACTTCCTGAAGACTGTCAGGATCCGCAACGAGACCGTCTACAACCTTACCCGGATCTGGGATATAGACATTGTAAGTACGTCCGTACTTCTTACCATCCAACTGACCCTGAGTCATGTAAGATGTTGCTTCCTTAAGGTAAGGGCACTTATCTGCTACTTCAGTAGCAATCATTTTAACCTTTTCGGTATTTGAAAAAACATTAGCCATAATTTGCTATTCCTATATGAATGTTTAACGTCTAAGGAACTCTCTTAAGGCATTCGTGTCTGAGAAAATATCCTTATTAGGAGTTCCGTGGGTTTTGCCAGGTTGTCCCATAACAACTGGCTTTGGAGGTTCAGGAGTCTGCACTGCAGTTGGCGCAGCCGGAGCTGTTGGAGCAGGTGCTTGTCCAAGTCTTGCTTCAATCTCACGGATTTTAAACTGTCTTTCAAGCGGAGTAACGCCTTCGCCAAATAGACTTTCAACGGCTTCTTCGTTAGATGCAAGTTCGTACATAATCTTTGGTCCAAGTGGAGAAAGCATAATGTAACGAGAAAGGTCTGCATCCTGGTCAAGAACATCACCCAAGCCTTCTGACAACGCAGTATCAATCACTGACTGATATTCTTTTCGTGCGGCTTCATCTGCATAAAGCTTAGCAACGTTCTCTGATACTCGTGTCTTGTATTTTGACTCAAGTTCTGTCTGTTTCCTATTTTCCTCTTCCTGTTTCTGATATTCTTCGAGTTTCTGCTTGAGCAAAGCCTCTACTTTACCATCCACAAGATGATTGATGAATTCATCATCGGTTTGGAAATCGTTTCTTGTCTTTGGAGCGTATTTCTCCGGGTGTTCCAATCTCTCCAGGCGTTCCATCATTTCCTTGAGCTGATTGTCTCTGTCTGCAAGCTGCTTTTCATAACGAGCACGCTGCTTAGAGAATTGCTTGTGGAATGAATACTGCGCCTTCTGGAGGTCGGTATACTGCGGTTTTTCTGCCTGTTGAGTCCCTTTATCATCAACACCATTAGGATTTTCTACTTGTGCAGCGGGTTCAGCAGGTGCTGCATTTTCGACGGGAGTGGTTTCGGGAACGCTTGCTGAAGGCTGTTCTGTACTAACACTTGTTTCTATGTTTTCTTGTTCTTCCATATTAGCTCTCGCTGCGGTGTATTAAAATTTCCGTTCTACCCACCGTTAGTAGAATCGTTTCAAAACTATATATTATTTCATTCCATGAACTTAGTTTGATATTCTCTCTTTCTATCAATGACACGTCTTTCAATGATAGCACCACAGTAAGTAAGTGCCAACGCGTCTGCAATGTCAGGAGAACGACCAATGTTAACTTTAATATCTGCCTTAGCAATCAGCTGAATCTTGTTGCTGTTGCTGACAGTATATTTCGTTGCGTTCAGTTCATTTTTTAACTCTTCTGTCAATCCAATCAGACCGTTATCATCCATGTCTCGCTTTGCGTTGCAGTACATTTCAGCACGCTTATTGAGATAGACAGAAGGTTCATCGGCTGCGGAACCAAATGGAACTAGCTCCGCAGGGATTCCATATTCTTTCAAACGTTCATAAAGGTCAAGACCATACGCTGCGTCAATGTAGACCATTGATAGTTCATCTTTACCAAATTCAATCATCAAGCCTTTAATGATACTGCACATTTCTGAAGCAGTAGCAGTTCTTTTCTGAACTATCTTGATAATTTCTGAGCCACGACGAACAACGATTGCGTTCATATCATTGCCCAAGCCTGAACAGTCAACGCCGATGTTATATCCTTTTCTTGCAGGATCTCGACGTGCTATGTTGGCACAGTTAGAAAGCAATGAATCTGGGAAAAGAACACCATCAGTAGCGTCATCAACTTCTTCGCCATAGAACTCTCGTCTCCAGGCATTTTCGTCAATGCACGTCTTGCGCATCAATTCCATTTCTCGTTCAGTAATACGTTTGTTGTCCGAAGTCTTTGCTGTAATGACTGGAATATGATTGTCCTTGACGAACTTTGTCAGCCAGTTCTGTGAACGTGGAGTAGACATCATTCGTATTTCAGGTTCGCATCCACAGTCACGCATGCAGAATGCCAATACTTCAAATACTGTAGGTGGAGCCAATGCAATCTCATCAAGGATAGCAAGCGAGATAGACGTATAACCACGGATAGAATCTAGAGACTCGTATGAACCAAGATAGATGCAGCCTTTTCCATAGACTATCTTGTTAGATGTCTGATTGAACTTGTACTGCCCAGGAATGATTTCATTTAATCTCTTAATCATTTCAGGAACAAGCACTTCACGGATTGCCTGAGATGTCTGACCCATACATATAACGCGTCTGCCTTTAATCAGAGCAATGACGGCACACAATGCAGCAATGAATGATTTTCCTGCACCTCTTCCGCATCTAGCGTAGAGCACAGGTTCCTTGCTGATTAAGAGTCGCTTCTGATGTGGGAAAAGTGAGTATCTAATTTCCTTCATAATCGTCAATAACAATCTTAATGTCAGTATCAGCCTTTACATCAGCGTCAACTTGCTGTTCTGTTCTTTCTGACCATTCATCTTTGAATCTTCTCTTCAAGACTTCTAGCTGATTGAACTTGCCTTCACGATAATATTTAGAAGCAAGAAAGTCTTCTATCTTATTTCTCATTCCATGCAACCACTCAACCATTTCATCAAGCAGCTCCCTCGTTTCTTTAGAGAATTGCTGATGGCCGTTATCTTGGAAAGAACGGAAACTCCAAAGACGCTTAGGCTCATTTGCAGATCTTAGCTCACGCGGGAAATAATCCTGAATGCTAGCCATAAAGTTAGCAATAGAACCATACGTCGGAGGGTTGCTTGAATTACGCGGCATTCCGCCGTATCCCGAAGTATTCAAGATACGGAAAGTAATTGCTGCTGTATTCAAGCCTTTGCCTTCATCAACTTCAATTCCATTGATGAGAGCAAAGTTTGGCTCTTTCATATGTTCAAGTAGATAATGCATTTGCTTTTGTCGGGTATCACAATTATTGAAAATGTTTTTACCGACAATTCTTTTATGAGTTTCAGACATCTTTGGTGCAGCCATGATTAGTCTCCTGTAATTTCTTTGAGTTTACGTTCTATTCTTTCTGTAACTGCGGTGAGTTGAACAACTGCTTCAGTGAGAATCTGAATTGGATCTTTCTCAACTTGGTGAAGCACTTCTACTGTTTGTGATTTCTTAGCTCTTGGCATATTATTGTCCTCCATTAGAATTTATTTCCAGCCTGAAGGTATCTGTGCAAGTTCAGCAGCACCAGTTTCAGTATCTCGACCGCAGTCACCGAAAGCATACTCATGAGATGATGGCGGATTAGCTTGAGAACTAGCTTGCTGATACAACGCTAAAGCACCAGATTCTACTTTGTAGCAGTTAGCGAACATGCCTCGCATATTAGTAACATTTGAAGTGTTAAATAGCGGAACGGCTGTTAAAGCAACACAGCGTTCAAACATTTCTTCCATCTCAGTAACGCTAGAAGTATTGAATACTGGAACTGATGTAAGTTCCCAACAGTTACTGAACATATTTCGCATATCTGTAACTTTAGAAGTGTCAAACAATGGTACAGTTATTAGATCAATGCAGTTGTAGAACATGCGATTCATATTTGTAACTTTAGAAGTATCAAATAATGGTACAGTTGTTAAAGGACAGCTATCAAACATATTTCTCATAGTAGTAACTTTAGATGTATCAAATAAAGGAACTGATCTGAGGTGACCATAATGGAACATATATGACATGTCTGTTACATTAGAAGTATTAAACAGAGGAACATCTGTTAGACGACAGTTCTCGAACATATATGACATATTTGTAACTTTAGAAGTATCATATAAAGGCACAGATGTTAGAGCTCTACATTCCCTAAACATCCCTACCATAGCAGTAACGTTAGAAGTATCAAATAATGGAACAGACGTAAGAGATGAACATTCATAGAACATATGTGACATATTCTTAACATTGGATGTATTTGCGCCAAGTACTTCCACCACGTTACTGCAATATTGAAGTAAATACAATAAGCTAGTTCCGCTCTTATAGACGTCATATACGTCTGATGTTCCTGAAACCAATGTAGCGCTTTCAAAGGTAGGACTTGTGTAAGACACACTTGAGGTTGGCGGGTTACCATCATTCGTTCTAACTCTAACAGTATTTGCTGGCAAGTTGAGCGGGTTGTAGTTAACAGCAAATGCCACATCTACAAAAACATCTGAACCATTAATGTAGAACTGATTATCATTGATAAGTTCAGCGCCAGTCAGAGTGATAGTATCTAACACATAGCCAGTATCTGGCGCTGCTGAGATAGTTACAAGAGTTCCTGAAGGTCCTTCGCTATGATTGACTGTCACTGTTCCATGCGATGTTTCCAAAACATATACATGATAAATTGGACGGACAAATCCAACAGGCAGTCCACCAAAAAACAGTACATTTCCATTATGTCCAATTATTTCACTCATCTGTTCTCCTTATGAAAGAATGATTGGTATCGTTACGTTGGTGTCTGGAGTAACCAACTGGTCAGTAATGATCTGATTGAATGCCCACTGATTCTTAACAAATGTCCAGACGTTCAAGAGCCATTCACCTTCTGGCTGATAGTACTGATTTGTCTTCCAGTCAATTCTTGTAATGTCATTTCTATCTACCCAGAACTCAACAGATCTTGCATAGAATGACTTGTTAGATTCTATTGCAGAAGTAATATCTTCTTGAGACATCTTATTGTCAGTTCCACCAACATTGTACTTTGCGTCATAGATGTCAGAAGTTGAAATCCTTGAACCATTTACCCAAAGACCATTGATAGTAATGTTCTCATCCTTTGCAGGATTCCATTTCATCTGAATAATGTAACCGTCAAAAGAAGGAACAGGAGTCGGCGTAGCGATAGGCCACACCAACTCACCGTTCAACATGGCGGAAACGGATCTGCCGTTGAACATCAGATCCTTAATATTCAATCCATTAAGAATTAAACCCGCCATCGTTAGTTGCTCCCTGTAATGATGTACAAGATATTAGTTCCTGTTGCTTGTGCAGAACTTCCAACCATTTCAAGTGTCATACCACCAAGATCGCTCTTAGTTGCGTATTCTTCAAATGCAAGTGGATAGATAGGTTCAGCAAGCAATGTATCATCATCGTATGAATAATGAATTCTTACGCCTTGGTCAATGTCAAGCGTTGCTGTTCCACCAAATGCAGACCAAACTACCTGAGCACCACCGAGATTCTTGATGTCCAATACCCAGTCATGGTCAAATGGTGGGTAATTTTCATACGCTTCAACGATACCAGTTGAGTCCGCAATGTTCATGAAGTAATAGTTCTGTCTGAGCTGTTCGCCATTAGCAAAGACGTTACCGCTTGCGTCAATAACGAATGCATCAGAACGAGCAGAATCATCTGAACCTGAACCATTACCAATTACGAATAGCGCATCAGCAGAAGTCAAGTTGTTCTTACCGATTGCCATTCCACCGTCCATTCTGAGGTTCAAACCTAAAGCTTGTCCATTATGAACGCGGTTATAGTCGCCAACAGCAATTGAGTTATGATCTGCAATATTTGCGTAACCAACTGCAAGTGAACTATCGTAAGCATAAGAATTTTGTCCTACAGCAAGTGAACGTGCAGATGCTTTGTTAGCAAGACCTGCAGCAAGTGAAACACCAGAAACAATGTTGTATGCACCGAATCCGTAGCTGTTAGTTCCAGATATTTCGTTGCCGTTACCAATTCCCAACACTTGGTCAGTATAGCGAACGAATCCACTTGTATCTGCATTGATGGTTAGAATCTTATCTGCAAAATCATCGG